GAAACTTTCGTAGCTTAGCTTCCACACCTGTTGGTCAAGTGCTAGCGGCTTATTTAAGTGATCTTACGGATGTAAATGTAAGCAATCCTACAAACAATCAAATACTTCGATACAATTCATCTAACGCATATTTTGAAAACGTAAATCTTGACACGGATGGTGTTCCAGAAGGTTCAACAAACCTTTATTATACTTCAGCAAGATTTGACAATGATCTATCTGGAAAAACTACGGATAATGTATCCGAGGGAATTTCTAACCTTTATTACACATCCACAAGATTTAATAATGATCTATCTGGAAAAACTACAGATGATGTGTCTGAAGGATCAACTAATCTTTATTACACATCGACAAGATTTAATAATGATTTCTCGAATAAAGATACAGATGGCTTAACCGAGGGAGCAACTAACCTTTATTATACATCCACTAGGTTTAATAATGATTTGTCTGTAAAAACAACAGATGATATAACAGAAGGGTCTAGCAATCTTTATTATACAGATAGCAGATCTAGGTCAGCAATAACAGTAACTGGCGCTGGTAGTTATAATAACACTACTGGAGTTATAAATATAACTGGAGGAGGGAGTGGAACAGTTACTTCAATAGCTACCTCAGCCCCTATTACGGGTGGAACTATAACTTCATCTGGTACTATTGGCATTACGCAGGCCACTACATCAACTGACGGTTATTTGTCCTCAACTGACTGGAACACTTTTAATAATAAAACATCAAATACTGGTACAGTTACAAGCGTAGGGGCAATTGCGGGTACAGCGGGTGGAGATTTTAATATATCCAGTTCCCCTATAACTACCTCAGGTAATTTGGTATTTAATTTGCCAGTTGCAAGTGCAACAAATACAGGTAAATTATCATCAACAGATTGGAATACGTTTAATAATAAAGGAGATGGTACAGTAACATCAGTAGCTATTACAGAAACAGGTACGGCATTAACTATAACAGGCTCACCAATAACAAGTAGTGGTTCAATTGATATAGCTGGAGCAGGTACTTCTTCACAAGTTATATTAGGTGATCTTACTTTAGGTAATTACACTACAGGTACAGTAACATCAATATCAACAACAGGACCTATTACTGGTGGCACAATAACAAGTTCAGGTACCATAAGTATTAACCAAGCTACTACATCCACCGATGGCTACTTGTCTTCTACTGATTGGAATACATTTAACAATAAGGGAAATGGTACAGTTACAAGCGTAGCTGCAACAGCAGGAACTGGAATCTCTATATCTGGCAGCCCTATAACAACAAGTGGCACAATTAATGTAACTAATACAGCCCCTGATCAAACTGTTACGCTAACAGATGGAACAGGTATAACAACATCTGGAACATACCCAGACTTTACTATAACGAACAGCGCACCAGATCAAACTGTTGCTTTGACTAATGGAACGGGTATAACAACATCTGGAACTTATCCAAATTTTACCATAACAAATAGTGCGCCAGACCAAACCGTTGCTTTGACTAACGGAACGGGTATAACAACATCTGGGACATATCCAAATTTTACCATAACAAATAGTGCGCCAGACCAAACTGTTACAATAACAGATAGTTATGGAATTGATTCATCTGGGACATATCCAAATTTTACATTAAAGGCAACAGGAACAACTAATCAAAATGGAGGAGCAAGTGAATTACAATACTGGTCAGGTACCCAGGCACAATATGACGCTTTGACCCCTAATGGAAATACAATATATTTTATTACATAATGCCAATACATAAAAATACCTCATCACTTTCCGCTATATATAAAGGAAGTTCTCAGTTATCAAAAGTATATGCAGGGTCAACACAGATTTGGCCAGATGCATTTACTGCTTATGATTTAGATTTCCTTGTAATAGGTGGGGGTGGTGCTGGTGGTTATTCGCCAGATAAAAATACCGAAGCTGGTGGAGGAGGTGCTGGAGGATTTGTGAGTTCAGTTGATGCTGGAGTTGAAACAATTTCATCCGCTGGGCTTTCAATTACAGTTTCAGTAGGTGCTGGAGCAGTATCGGTAGATGATAACACTGTTCCTCAAAATAACGGAACTGGAAGTTATTTTTCTATTCCAAGTGGTAACACAATATCTGCAAGTGGTGGTGGTGGTGGTGGAAACAATACAGGAAGTGGCGCAGAATTTGGTCAAGACGGAGCCTCTGGTGGTGGAGGCGGTGGTGGAGAAACAGGTGGAGCCGCTACAAATAGCGGAGCAGATATCAATCAGCGTGGAAATGATGGAGGTGATGCGGATAACAGAGATGGCGGCGGCGGCGGTGGTGGTGCTGGTGCAGCTGGTCAGAGTTCGCCTGGTAGTAATACAGGGGGAAATGGCGGTAATGGATATGCTGATGGAATTACTGGTACTTCAATAACTTATGCTGGTGGTGGTGGTGCAGCTGGTGATGATACTGCTGGGACAGGTGGTACTGGTGGCGGTGGCAATGGTGGAGTAGGTAGTACTTATTGTACAAATGGGACTGTCAATACAGGTGGTGGTGGCGGAGGCGGTGAGTTAGATCCAAATATAGTTGATGGGGCTGGTTCAGGTGGTTCTGGTGTTGTTATATTAAGATTGCCAACCGCATCATATTCTGGAACGACAACTGGTTCGCCAACAGTAACTACCGATGGGACAGATACTATTTTAAAATTTACAGGTTCTGGTACTTATACAACATAATTATGGCACATTTTGCGGAATTAAATCAAGATAATATAGTACAAAGAGTTATTGTTGTTAATAATGAGGTAATAACAAATAATAATAATGAAGAAGAAGAATCATTGGGTATTGATTTTTGCAAATCATTATTTGGAAATGAAACAAGTTGGGCCCAGACTTCATATAATGGCTCATTCAGAAAAAGATTTGCAGCAAAAGGATATACATTTGATATTACTAGAAATGCTTTTATTCCACCAAAGCCTTTTGAAAGCTGGGTATTAAATGAAAATACATGTTCCTGGGAAGCACCTGTATCTAAACCAAATGATGGGCAGGAATATAAATGGAATGAAGAAACCCAACAGTGGGATTTAATAACATACTAAATATCTTTTTTGTAAATTTGCATTAAACCAATACGATGGCATCAACAAAAGTAACCGGAGAGGTTATTCAAGATTTAACAATTGAAGGAGCTAAAATAGTAAACGCAACTATAGGGTCTACTAAGGTAGATTCGTCTATTGCTAAGGTGTTGTCTCTTACTCAGGCGGCGTATGATGCCCTTTGATCTTATGATAATTCTACATTATACATATAAATAAAATAAATTGAAATACATTAGAAAGATATCAGTGGGTGCTGATTATAAAAATGCCATGCACTATATTGTTGGTCAAGAAGTACTTGGAGGCTCTTATGTTATAAATGACATAAGTCAGGAAAAAAACGGGTATTCCATTTGGGTTAAAAAGGATGGAGAAGTCATTAAATGGAAAGAGGTATCAAATATTCCATTAATCATTGAATACAATCTTAACGTATTATGACTCCAAGGTGGAAGTATTTAATATCCCCACAAGGAGAAGAGTACAATAATCATAAAGACTTTGCTGGGGAGTCTTTTATAGTGAACACATCTATAGAAGACGCTAAGTATGTGAACAGAGTTGGAGTTGTTAAAGCATCACCACTTGATTCTGAGATTCCTATTGGAAGCTTAGTCATTGTTCATCACAATGTATTCAGGACTTACTTAGATATAAAAGGCAATAAAAGAAAAAGTAATGAATACTTTAGAGACGGATTGTATTTAGTTGATGACAGTAGAATATACATGTATAATGATGGGAGCGGTTGGAAGTGTACTAAAGAATATGTTTTTGTCTCTCCTGTTGATTACATTCAGGATGATGAGATTCATAGATCAGACAAGAAGGAGGAGGAGCATGTGGGAGTTATAGTGCATGGGTCAATATATGATAAAGGCACTAGAGTTGGATTCACAAAAAACTCGGAGTATGAGTTTGAGATAGAAGATAATAAGATGTATAGAATGCAAGTTAAAGATATTTGTCTTAAATTTATATAAATGGGAAAGTCATTAAACAGAAGGGGAAAGTATAGCCATTGTACAAGAGCGCAGAAAAATGGTAAGAATAAACCCGCTAAGAAAAAATAACTATAATTAAATTAAAATGAGTAAAGACTCAATTAACGTAAAGTCTAATGGACTTCGCAACGAACTGAAAGAGATACGCAAAAGTATCGACAAACTTACTAACGCCATTATTATGGCACAAACAAACAAACGCTATGAAAAAAGCTATAATCACAATCTCACTTATCCTTCTGACGGGATGCAGTGGATATACAGCAGCACTACTGGAGGGCAAGAGATACACAGCAACACTACTGGAGGGCAAGAAACTGGAATTCCAAATGATGACTAAAGATGTCTGTAGGGATAATAAGCATGAGGTTAAGTTAGCACAAAATTTATGGAGAGAGATGTTTCGAAACAACCCTCAGATGTACGAAAGACAATAGAAAGAGTTATAGGGGCTGGAGAAAGAGCTGTTGAAGAACTCATAAAAGTTGCTGAAGAAGAAATCATAACAGGTAAGCCTAATGATGAGTTAGCCGCTGACAGACTGAAGAATGCTGCGGCAACTAAAAAGCTTGCAATATTTGACGCCTTCGAAATACTACAGAGGATAGAGAACGAAAGAGAAAAGCTTAATGGCACGGACGAATCTGAAACAAGTAAAGGAAAAGATAAAGGATTCCAAAGTTTCGCAGAATCTAGGGGAAGACAGTCTTAGCCTTTGTCGCAAATTATCTGACATTGTTCCTAACTCTATTGTTAAAAGAAACAATAAACTCAAGAAGTGGGAGTATGGATATAATAAGGATTATAACATAATTATTATATCTAAAGATGGAACTTTAGGTGATGTTATTGAGATTCAAAATCTAAAAATAGGATTACCTTTGCAGCCGAAAACTATATACTCAAGGAGTGAAAAACAATCAGATCAGTATTGGGAGCCAAGAGAATATCCAAAAGAACTTCAAAAGATTAAAAGCATTTTTCAATGGAATGAATATCCATCTTCATTTAAAGAGTCTTGGATATTATATATTGAATCTGAATTTGAGAAAAGAGAGAATGGTTTTTGGTTTAAGAATAATGGTCATTCTACTTATATCACCGGCTCTCATTACATGTATCTCCAGTGGACCAAGATTGATGTTGGGCACCCAGAGTTTAGGGAATCAAACAGATTATTCTATATATTCTGGGAGGCATGCAAAGCTGATATCAGATGCTTTGGAATGTGCTACCTCAAAAACAGAAGGTCTGGCTTTAGCTTCATGTCATCATCAGAAGCTGTTAATCAAGCCACCATTACTTCAGATGCTAGATTCGGTATCTTATCAAAAACAGGCTCTGATGCTAAGAAAATGTTTACAGATAAAGTTGTTCCAATATCCACAAACTATCCATTCTTCTTTAAACCAATACAAGACGGGATGGACAGGCCAAAGACAGAGCTTGCTTACAGAGTGCCAGCATCAAAGCTTACAAGGAAATCAATCGAGCAATCTAACACCGAAGATCTTACTGGGCTTGACACCACTATTGATTGGAAGAACACCGGAGATAACTCTTACGATGGCGAGAAGTTGCGACTCCTTGTCCATGATGAGTCTGGGAAGTGGGAAAGACCCGATAATATCCTTAACAACTGGAGAGTCACTAAAACTTGTCTCCGACTAGGCAGAAAAATTATTGGCAAGTGCATGATGGGATCAACATCGAACGCCTTGGATAAGGGAGGGGACAACTTCAAAAAACTATATAGATCTTCTGATGTTACTGATCGTAATTCTAACGGACAAACAAAAAGTGGAATGTATAATTTATTTATTCCAATGGAGTGGAATATGGAGGGGTTCATAGACAAGTATGGTCAACCTGTACTTAGGACTCCAGAGATTCCAGTGGAAGGTATAGACGGAATGGATATAGATATAGGGGTCATAGATTATTGGAATAATGAAGTGGAGTCTTTAAAGAACGACGCTGATACTCTTAATGAATTTTACAGACAGTTTCCTAGAACAGAGAACCATGCTTTTAGGGACGAGTCTAAAAATACTCTTTATAATTTAAGCAGGATATACGAGCAGATAGATCATAACGATGGAATAGAAGGTCAAAGAGTTGTCCAAAAAGGAAACTTTTCTTGGAAAGATGGAAGAAAAGATACAGAGGTTATATGGACTCCAAATCCAAAGGGAAAGTTTTATGTAACATGGATACCTCCATTGGAACTTAGAAATAGAACTATAAATAGAAATGGTATAAAGTATCCTGGAAATGAACATATTGGTGCATTCGGATGTGATAGCTACGATATCTCTGGAACAGTAGGAGGGGGAGGGTCTAATGGAGCTTTACACGGATTGACTAAAGTTAATTTTGATGGACCATCAAATATGTTTTTTTTGGAATATATAAGCAGACCGCAGACCGCTGAAATATTTTATGAGGATGTGTTGATGGCGTGTGTATTTTATGGCATGCCAGTACTTGCGGAAAATAACAAACCAAGATTATTATACCATTTTAAGAACAGAGGATATAGAGGATTTAGTTTATCGAGACCAGATAAACACAAAAACGATTTATCAAAAGCAGAAAAAGAACTAGGAGGAATACCATCTTCTTCTGCCGTAATATCAATTCATGCCGAAGCCATTGAATCTTATATAGAAAAAAACGTTGGCTTTTCTGATTCTGGGTCTGGCAACATGTACTTTACTAGGACTTTACTTGATTGGGCAAACTACGATATAAATAATAGAACTAAGTTTGACGCCACTGTTAGTTCTGGTTTTGCAATTATGGCTAATAACAAATATGTAAACAAACCACCAAAAAATGTTAAAGAAATAAATGTTACCTTTGCAAAGTACAATAATGGTGGAATAACTAGTACAATACTGAGATAGATAATTTATGAACGGAGTTCAAACAAGGAACGTTGTTGGCTTTCCAGATCAGCTCGCTTCTGATGCTGAAAAAGCATCTAAAGAGTATGGGTTAATTGTTGCCCGAGCAATAGAATCTGAATGGTTCAGAAAGGAAAGTGGTACATCAAGATTTTATAATAATAGAGATACGTATCATAAGCTTAGAACTTATGCTATGGGAGAGCAGTCTGTTCAAAAATATAAAGACGAGCTTGCAGTCAATGGGGATATATCGTACTTAAATTTAGATTGGACCCCTGTTCCTGTAATACCTAAGTTTGTAGACATTGTTGTTAATGGAATGCAAAATAGGCTTTACGATGTAATGGTGGACGCTGTTGATTCATTATCCTCAAACAAAAAGGCCATGTACAAATTAAAGTTGCAGGCCGAAATGAGGAACAAAGAAAGTCTTCAAGAGATACAAGCAATTACCGGAAAGGATATGTTCGATCAAGATCCTTCGACTCTTCCTCAAAGCACAGACGAATTAGAACTTCATCTTCAGTTAAACTACAAAGACGACATTGAGATAGCTCAAGAGAAAGCTATTGAAAATGTTTTGAAGATGAATAACTATGAGCAGATTAGAAATAAAGTTGATGAAGATCAAACAACTTTAGGAATCTCTTCCGTCAAACATTCTTTTAATGTTCATGACGGGATTAAAGTTGATTATGTGGATCCAGCTAATTTAATATGGAGCCCTACAGAAGATCAAGACTTTGAAGATTGCTACTATTTTGGAGAAGTTAAAAATGTAAATATTACAGAGCTAAAAAAAATAGACCCATCTCTAACCCAAGAAGATATTAAAGAGATATCTAAGATGTCATCTAAATGGGATGCTTATCAAGGAATCAGAGGGGGATATAAAACAGATAACTTTGATCACAACACAGCAACATTGCTGTACTTCTGTTACAAGACGGATAAGAACATCGTATACAAGAAAAAGAAAACACCTCAAGGAGGAGAAAAGGTGCTTAAAAAAGACGATCAATTCAACCCACCAAGAACAGAGAAAGCTAGATTTGAAAAACTTTCTAAAAGAATTGACGTATGGTACGAAGGTGTACTTGT